ACCTCATCGAATTCGCCAAATTCATGAAGCCCGACCCCGACCGGCCTGACGATGTCAGCCGGTCGCTCTACCATGTCGCCAAGCACCACATCGCAATCGCCGCGGCGCTCGAGCAGGTGGAGGCTGGCAAGATCCGCCGCCTGATCATCAACGTGCCGCCGCGGCACGGAAAGTCTGAGCTGTCTTCGCGGCTGTTCCCCGCCTGGTTTCTCGGCCGGCACCCCGAGCAGAGTCTGATTCTCGCGACCTACGCGGATAAACTCTCTTGGGATTTCGGTCGCGAGGTCAGCGCCTACATGGAAGACAAGCTGTTCAGCCAAGTCTTCCCCAAGTTCGAACTCCGCACGGCATCGGTCGATCGGCTGGAATCGACGGCCGGCGGCAAGGTCTTCTTCGTCGGTCGCGGCTCGGCCATCACCGGCCGCGGTGGTGTGGGACTGCTCATCGACGACCCCATCAAGGACCGCGTCGAAGCCGATTCTGCGATCACCCGCGAGAAGCTGTGGAACTGGTTCAATCAGGTCGCCCGCACGCGCCTGCTGTCGCAGACCGGCTGGATTGTCATCATCCAGACACGCTGGTCGGAGGACGATCTGGTGGGCCGATTGACGGACCCCATGAACCCGTCCTACTCGGCAATAGAAGGCCCGAAGTGGAAGATCATAGATCTCCCCGCCATTGCCGGCGATCACGACCGTCTCGGTCGTAAGGAAGGCGAGGCGCTGTGGCCGGAACGTTTCCCGGTCAGCTATCTCGAGGAAATGCGAGCGGTCGATCCGCGCGGATTCCAGGCGCTTTATCAGGGCTCGCCGACGCCCGATAAAGGCAACTTCTTCCCGGTCGAGAAGATCCTCACCTACGGCCGCGGTGACATGCCGGCTCGCGATAAGATGCGTTTCTACGCGGCGTCAGACCACGCCGTGTCGACGCGGCAGGAGCGCGACAAGACCTGCCTGATGATGGTCGGCCTCGACGAGGACGAGAACATCTGGGTGCAGCCTGAGATGGTGTGGGGCCGATTCCCGACTGATCAGATCGTCGAGCGCATGATCGACATGATGGACGAATACCGGCCGCTGCACTGGTGGGCCGAGCGCGGCCACATCACGCGCAGCATCGGGCCGTTCCTCCACAAACGCATGCTCGAGCGCAGCGTCCACTGCTCGATCTACGAGATGACGCCGATCGCCGACAAGATGTCCCGCGCGCAGTCCATCCTGGGCCGCATTGCCATGGGCAAGGTGTTCTGGCCGAACTTCGCGCCGTGGTGGGCGGTCGGTCAGAAGGAACTGCTCCAGTTCCCCTACGGCGCCCGCGACGACCTCGTCGACACGATTTCCTATATTGGCCTCGGCCTGTCACAGCAGCAGCCGCTCAGGCGCCAGACCAAGGCGCCGAAGGTGGTCAGGGCCGGCACGCTCGGCTGGGTCAAAGAACAATCGAATCAGGAAGATCGGCGCCGGCGGCTGGCTCGAAACGGCGGTTGGTAGCGATAACGCGCAAGTTGTGATATTCCGCAAGGCCACAACTTAAACACGCGCTTCCATAGGTTGCTAAATGGCTCTCCCCCCGATTGGCCCCACAGCGACGGGCTCGCCGCTGCTGGATGCGATCGGTCAGGCCATCCCCCAGATAGCTGGCGGTGAAATGTTGCCCGGTGCCAGTGCCGGTGCCGCAGCACTTCCGCCTGGCCCTGGCACGCCGACTGGGCCCGGCGACGAATACACCGTCACGACACCGCCCGGCGAAGACGTCATGAAGCGCGAGCGGCCGGAACCGGACGAGCGCCGCAAGCACCTTGTCGGCTCGCTCGTCGACATGATCAAGCAGGCCAAGAACCACTGGTCGAAAACCTTCCGCAAAATGGAAGACGACCAGCGTTTTTGCGCCGGCCAGCAGTGGCCGGAAGACCCCAAGAAGCTCGCCTACAACGACACCTACGACGACGACCTCTACGTCGCCAACATCACGCTTCAACACGTCCAGAAACGTGTGGCCGCGCTTTACGCGAAGAACCCGAAAGCGGTTGCAAAGAAGCGTCAGCGGCTGTTGGCGACGACCTGGGACGGTTCGCTGGAATCGCTGGCGCAGGCCGAATCAACCGTAAAGCAGGCACAGGCGGCCCTGATGGGCATGCCTGCCGGCGTCCCCGGAATGCCGCCTGGCGGCCCCCCTGGCGCCGCTGGCGCTCCCCCTGGCTTGCCGCCGGGCGCTGGTGGGGGTGAAGCACCGCCTGGTGCGCCTCCGGGGGCGTCTGGCATGCCGATGATGCCACCGCCGCCGCCACCGATGCCGGCGCCCGAAGAGATGCTCAATGCGCAGGCCGTGCTGGCCGACGCGCAGGCCGTCAAGCAGCAGATGCAGATGCTCAACAAGATCGGCCGCACGCTGGAGATCCTGTACAATTACGAGATCTCCGAGCAGATCCCGTCCTTCAAGTCAGCCATGAAGATGACGGTGCGCCGCGCCGCCACATCGGGCGTCGGTTGGACGCGGCTCGGATTCCAAAGGATCATGGGGCCGTCGCCCGATCGCGACACTCGCCTCGCCGACATGCAGCAACAGATGGATCTGGTGCAGCGCATCTCTGCCGATATTGCCGATGGAGAGGTTGATATCGACAGTGCGTCCGCAGAGCAGATGCGGCTGACCATGGAGGCCATCCAGCAGGAGGGGGACATAATCCTGCGCGAGGGCCTTCAATTCTCATGGCCAAAATCAACGGCCATAATTCCAGATCCGCGCGTCGTGCAATTGCGCGACTTCCTCGGCGCCGATTGGGTCGCCGAGGAATACATTCTGACCGTCAACGAGATCAAGGAAACGTACCAGGTCGATGTCGGCAAGGCCCACACCACCTACACCCGCACCGACACCGGCACCGACTACGAGCGTGCCCGCGTCGCATGGTCAACCAGCGGCGGCACCGACCCCCATGTCGACGAAGGAGATTCCGAGAATTGTGTGGTCTGGGAGATGTACAACAAGCGCGACGGCCTGGTTTACGTCATCTGTGACGGATACCCGGACTTCCTGCGAGAGCCGGCCAATCCCGACACCTACACCGAGCGGTTCTTCCCCTGGTATCTGACGGCCTTCAACGAGGCCGACGGCCAGGTCTACCCGCCTTCCGACGTCTCGCTGATCCGGCCGATGCAGCGCGAATTGAACCGCGCGCGTCAGGGACTGCGCGAGCACCGCTTCGCCAACCGGCCGAAGATGGCTTACGCCGAAGGCGTGCTCAGTGAAGACGACGTCGACGTGCTCCGCATGCATCCGGTCAATGCGCTGATCGCCATTGCCGGCCTGCAACCGGGGCAGGACATCAACCAGGTTTTGCAGGCGATCAAGGGCGTTCCGGTCGATCCGAATCTGTACGAGGTGAACCCGGTCTTCCAGGATCTGATGCGTGCCGTCGGCGATCAGGAGGCCGATCTCGGTGGCACCGGCGGCGCGACGGCGACCGAAAGCAACATCGCCGCCTCGGCGAAAAGTACGGCTCTCTCATCGGCTATCGACGACATCGACGATACGCTGACGGGCATCGCTCGCGCCGCCGGTCAGATACTCTTGCTCAATATGTCGGAGGAGATGGTCAAGGGCATCGTCGGCCCCGGCGCCATGTGGCCGACGCTGACCAAGGCGGAAGTCTCAAAGGAGATCTATCTCGAGATCGAGGCGGGCTCATCCGGCCGCCCCAACCAGGCGCAGCAGTTGCAGAACTTCGAAAGGCTGGCCCCGATTCTGATGCAGTTACCGGGGGTCAAGCCGCAGTTCCTGGCCAAGGAGGCGATCCGTCGCATGGACGACAACATCGATGTTGATGAAGCCGTGGCTGAAGGACTGCCGAGCGTCACCGCGATGAACGGCGGCAAGATGCCCGGCATGCCCGGCGGTGGCGATCCGAACGCCCAGGGACCGCAAGGCGCGAACAACAACCCGGCGGCGCCAGCGCCGCGACCCGACAGCCCGACGCCGCCGATGAAGCCGGCTAACGGCACGGTCGGCAATTTTAACTGAGGCAGATCATGTCCGCTGAAGACGCAGCCGCTGAAACCGCAGCCCCCTCAGAATCCACCGTTTCGGAATCTTCGCCGAGCCCCGCGCAATCGCAGCCGGCCGCGGAGACTTCCGCACCACCTTCGCCGCCGGTGACGCCGGCCGCGGAACCGGGCAAGACAGCCAAGGAAACTGTGCTCGATGCCGTCCTCAAGGTCATCCCAGCCGATACCGAGACGGACGCTCTTGTAGAGTCCAAGGCGACCCCGGACGATCACACGCCTGAAGAAGGGACGACGGAAACAGACACCGAGGAAGACGACGAAGCGGAGCCGCCGGCCGACGCCAGCACTCCGATGATCCGCAAGAAGATCAACAAGCTGCTCAAAAAGTACCACACGCAGAAGAAGGAATTCGCTGCCGCCACCCAAGAGCTTGAGGCCCTCCGGCCGCAAGCCGAGATCGGCGTGCAGATGCAGACCTTCGCCCAACAGAACGACCTCTCTGCCAACGACGTCGCCATGCTCATGCAGGCCGGCGCGTGCCTCCGCAGGGGGGACTTCAAAGGGTTCTACGAGATCGTGTCCAAGCCTGTTCGACAAGCGCAGGAATACCTTGGCATCGCTCTCCCCA